CAGTACGCGGTTCATTTCACCACCAGCGTATCTGACCGATGAAATAACCAGAGGCCATAATCACAAACACCAGCCAGATAAGAATGAACTTCCAGGTGGATAATTTTTCAGCCATCACTCGAATCTCCCGAATCAGTTTGCTAAAATCAAACACACTTTCTCCTTTGACTTTTCCGGAGTCAGGAAACACAAAACCCCGCTTGGTGCCAACAAACGGGGTTTTTACTTTTATTCACTTACGTTTCGCCACTTCGCAGGATTTCATGTTATCCGCCCGCGTGGCCATGCCTTATTTTTCAGCAAAATATTCTGCTTATCTGTCGATACCCCAGCACGCCAGCGCGCTCTCCTGGTCACGACGGGATACCTGACCGTAGCAGTTGTTTGAACGAATACGGCAGTCTCTGCCACCGTCCTTAATCCACCAGCGAATCGCCTCACACGCTCCCCTGCGATCACCTGCATTAATTCGTTTATAAAACGTCGACGGGAAACACTTACCGGGACCAATGTTGTACGGACAGAATGACGCGATCCCCGCTTTCTGGGGTTCGCTCAATGGCACTTTGATGTTTTTCTCCACCCATGCCAGCGCCTTATCACGCTCAATGGCGTTGACCTGGTCGCATTTTTCCTTCGACAGTTTCATACCGGGAAAAACGGGTTTTCCATCCACCATCGTGGCCCCCCGACAGATGGTCCAGTTGCCGGAACCATCGCGGTATGCCGTAGTGTGGTTACCCTCTTTTTCATCCAGAAACTGGTCAAGTATCTGAGGAGCTGATGCGCCTGCTCCAATCAGCGCCAGAACTGCAGCTGACAGGCCGTATTTGATTTTTGCGTTCATGGATATTTATCAGGATTTATCGGTTTCTGAACCCTGGATATGTTTATCTGTCCCGGCCTGTTGAATCAGGCGGGGAAAAGGTAAAGACAATCAAGAGGATTATTTATGGACAATAGCACCATTTCTCTACAGGAGTTGCTCGACTGCATTTCCAGGCTTCGGGATGATGTAAATGCCCTCACTGTTGCATTTTCACATCTGGCCTTATCAATTCCCAGGGAGCAAATGCTGCCAACGCTGGCATCCATTCATTTTGAATCACGCAACCCCAAATGGTCCCAGGAACAACAAAATTCTTTCAAGTGGCTGGCGGCATTGCTGGAAGAAAATTATGCTGGCAAAACTACCATTTCGGCGGAGTCTTCAGGGAACCAGTAATCCTTCCCGGTAGCTTTCCTTTGTAGGTTATCCATACATTCTGCGCCTCTAAAATTACGGGGCGCTTTTCCGGCGACTGCTCATCCCCTTCACATAACCC